ACTTCGTCTGCTCGGCCGAAATCTTCTCTTGCGACTCTCGCTGCATCTTCGCAGTATGGGCCTGTAAGCCCATCGCTACCGAGTTCTGCAAAATCTCTCCCCACCTCGCTCCGAGCTGTCCGGCCTGAGCAACGATATCTGCGGGAGAAGAACCGATATAATTAGGCTGTGATACGGGCATGAATGCCTCCTATGCGCCAGTAGCGAGCATTGTCGTGAGGCCCGGTCCAGCACTTCCAAGCCCTCCGAGCAACGCCTGCTTTCCTTGCTGCTGCGCCGCATACCTCGGATTCGTCATATACTGAGGAGCGACGGTTCCCGAAGTGTTCTCCATGAGACCTGTCGCGGCACCCAGACCCGAAGTATAGGCGTTGCTCGATACGCCTAAGAGCTGTTGCAAAGCACCCGAGGCCGCGTTAAGCTGCGAGCCCTGAAGCTGCGCCTGAGCGCTCGCGAACGGGCTCGCCATAGCCTCGCCCATAGCCGCAGCTCCTGCCCCGGAGCCGAGCGCGCCCGTGTTCGCGAAGTTCGAGGCCGTCGTATCGAGCGCCCGGTTCGACATTCTTGAAGCGATGCCCGAAAGCGTCTGCTCTAGCGGCCCTGAGAGCCCCGCGACCTGGCTCATGACACCATTCGCGTTCTGGTTGTAGACCCCCATGGGACCGCTCGAAACCGCTCCGTTTGCTCCATAGAGACTTTCCGACATATTCGCTGCGGCGCTCAGAGGATCGACGAAGCCGTAGTGTGAAGCAGCCTCTTGTCCGCTGATTCCGACCGTCTGTTGCTCTTTTCCTACGTTATTCTGGTCATAGGACATCGGCTGCGTAGAACTAGACGACATTTTCGGGCCTCCATATAAAGACATCGCACGGGATCGCTACGCCAGAAAGAAGCCTCGAACACTGGCCTTGAAAGGCCATTCCGGCGTACTTCGCCAATCGCTTAAATCCCCTCATCTTGGAAGGTATTATACATCGTATTTCGCGATTCTTGAATATGCTTTTCTGGCTCTCGTAGAGTTCCTGAAGGTTCTCCTTCGCTTCCGCAAAGAACGAAGGCCCGAAGACGAGAACATGGATCTCGGCGAAATCGTCAAAAAGCTCCACTCTCGCGTATCCGCTCTCGACTTCGACGACGATATCGCTCTCGAAGAAGACCTTTCGCAGATGCTCTTTCGAGAATCCATCGCCAATAGAGTAGAACCCAGAAGCGCTCTCGACCTTAGACCAAATCTCTTCAATGAGCTTTTCGTCTACGTCGAGAATATTAATGCGTCGCATTCTGCTGCCTCTGCGAAGACTGAATGCCGCGAATGGAAGCGTACCTCGTAAGCTCAGTAATGTAGTACGGCGTAACCGCGCTCGCAGACTGAATCCGGAATCGTATATGCGGCCCCGTAGCGCGGAAGTTTATGCAGCACTCGTCGTTGCCGACGAGAATCGTCGAGACTCCGAGACTTCGCCATGACCGACCGCGATCGACGCTCGCGAATACCGTGAACGCTATCGGAACCGTAGGCGGCACCAAAGGCTCCCAGGTAATCTTGATCCTCAGCATCTTCCAGAACTTCACGAATCCCGGCGCGCCCTCATCATAGTCTTGAGTGTCGATATCTATAGCCATCGCGCTCGCGTCGGGATTCGTCGCAAGCTCTTCATTCGACGAGACCCATAAGGCGCCATCGGCTTCTATAAAATGGCTCTTATAGAACGAGTTCGCAGTACCCCAAAATAGCGTCATCGGCTCAAGCAATACTGTCGTCATAGCCTCTGACGCGACAGTCTCCATTGCTTCAGGATTCCACGACGCCGATACCGGCAAGTCAGAAATCATCCAGGTCGTTCGCGGCTCGTAGCTCCATTCCTTCGTTTCCCACTGGTACTCGAAGATATTCTCGATGTAAGGATTCGACCTCGGAAACCCGAACCGCACTCGCTTCCGGTTCCAGTCTATGCTCGTCTGTATGCGCGACGGATAGTCGCATCGTCTCAGAGATTCACGAACTATCTTCGAGCCTATAGGCTCAATCGACAGATTCGCCGAAGAGAGAAAATAGATATTATCCGAGCTTACGAAAAAATGCCCCGTCGTATTTACGCCCCAGGAGCCTGCCTCTCCTGACGGCATAACAAGGCTCACGACAGCCCTCGGTCCCGCAAGACCGACACTGCCTGACGGTATCTGCTGAAACGCAACCGGTAAGCTCGGAGTATTCGAAGGCGTCCCGACGAATATCGCATCATCAAGATAGACGATAAGCATAGTCCCGAGAGGAACGATCCTCTGTATTGCGCCTGAGAACGCGGCGCACTGCGCCATAAGATCGATATACGCGGTTACGTCAGAGAAGTCGGTAACGTCAGTCGCTTTAGACCATCGAATACGGGTTCGCGCTTTTCCAAGAGAGCCATCGTTAAGATTTCCCGCGAAAATCCTATTGACGAAATACGAAACCGCCTGGGCAGTAAAGCCGCCCGACAAAGGCTGCTTAGCTTCCGACGCAGTAAGATTGTCGACAACCTGAGTCAGCGGAATAAGTGAGAAAATCTGAGCATTCGGATTCGCCCCGATCAGGAAGTTTCCGAGCGTCAGATCGCTTACCTGGCAGACATCGATGAAGTAGTCATTGCCTGCGTCGAGAAGCCTCTCGATGCTATATGCGACATCAGATTGGCTTCCGGCGCTTGACGCAAGCACGATAGTGTCGTCATCGGTAACTTCGGAAATCACATACGTCGTAGCTCCGATCGTCATGATATCGCCCGCCTTGATCCCTATCGTCGACCATAGCGTTCCGCCAAGACCTGTAACCGCCGTTCCGACAGTATTCACAGTCCCGGTATCGTAGGTCCATGGGCATTGCGTATAGCCTTCCCAAGAAGCGAGGAAGATATAGTTCTGCGTAAAGAGAAACGGATACTGAACTCCATTGGTTCCGAAGCCCGAAAGCATCGTGCATGGATTATCTGCCGGAGACCACGCAGCGCCTTCAGCAAAGTCATCGTATCCCGGAATGCGATAAAGCCCCTTCGGCGTAACGACAAGATTCTGTAAGTCGAGCATCGCTCCGGGTCCGAGATTTAGCTCCGGTCCTTTCCAGTCGATGCCTTTCAGAGGCCTCTCGACAATCGGAACCGGACTGGGCAAGCCCATTGAGAATATCGGAGTCGGATTAGTTAGAGGCATCTATGCGCTCCTTACCATACATTACCATCCGCATCGACAGTAACGCTCGACGCCGAATAGTCCCCGCCAGCAGCGACGATCGGAAGCTTCACTTCATTCATGCTCGCGACTCCGGTCGTAACCGTCAGCGTATGCGGCGTCGCATCGTTCGACACAAGCCGATTTATTATCCTGAACGTCTTCACCCCATAGCCGTCGCTATCAGGAGGGTATAGCGTCAAAGTTCCATCGTCTCCGCATTCACCGCTCAGTATATAGGTATCGTAAAGGACATCAGCGAGAACGAGCACAACGCTCGGAGCCGCTGTTGCGATAGATATTGGCTTTTGGTATTCTCTTCGTCTGAGCGAGAACGCTACGAATCTCCACGCATCGCTGAGAAACAGCGTCGGATTTTCCGTCAGGTTCGGATCGTCGGCGCTAAACGCCTCGAACGGAAAGAAGTCCTTCTGAAATTGATTCGCTCTCGTCAGCGGACTTGTAGGAGGATTGTTTATTCCAGGCATCTACGCCTCCTACGACGAAAGCCACAGATACGGAGCATCGTACTCGAAGCGAAGCGCACCGTCTTGGATCGCCGTCGCCATGTCCGCTTCGAACTCCTTGCGTATCGCGTACTGAGCTTCCCATTCGCGGTCTCGAATAAGCCCCGTCTTCGTAGCCCACTTGATTATCATCTCGACAAAGACATCCGAAACTGCGGGAACTTGGTCCAAAGCCGTCAGCGCTTCCGGAAGTCCATAGTAATGAATCTCAAACGTTAGGCCGTCGACTGGCGGCGCGTCGAACTCGATGCCTTTATTGATTCCGCTTGTGTACCAGCCTCCAACAGGAGTCTCAATATCCCAGAACATGCTCGGATACATCTGGCCTAAAGTCGCTTTCCTTAGCGGCGCCTTCTCTTCGTATCGCTTGATATCTCTCATCGACTGAATGTCGTAAATCCAGAGCGCTGAAGCGAAGTCTTCCGCAGGAGAGCTCGCAATGAACTCGCCTGTATGGAAGTTCGCGCCCGAGTTTAGGCTACATGCCCAGAACTTCTTGTAGACATTGACCGCGGAACCTACCGCAGGCTCCGTCGCGATCGGAGTCGCGAGCGTCAATATAGGCGGATTCGACGTATCGCTTGCGATGACAAGATGCTGCTCGGTTCCTGACGCCGACGCACTCGCAGCGCCTATATCGACGATCCAATTAAAGTACTTGTTCGCATACGCATACGGCAGACTCGCGACCTGAATATGCGTCGAGTCGATATACGCCGCGATCGTGGACGCTACGACATTCTGCGTAAAGAACGCATGCTTCTCTAAATGCCGAAATCTTACGAGCGTCCCGTCCGAAAGCTGCGTATTGCAGACTTTGCGATAGGCTCGATTGAGCCATTTCAAGATTCTCTGCGTTCCGGACATGGCGAGATCGACAGTCCCGTAGACCCCGCCATACGGATAGAGGTCAGAGCTTTCGCCGAGATTCTCGAAGGCCTCGATTATCATGTCTGAAACGTTATATGCCATCTTCTTCTCCTAGACCACGATCAAGAGCATTCCGCTCGACATCGTAGCCGTAATAGGCGTCTTCCAGGGCCTTGCTTCGCCGTAGAACTCCTTGGTCCTGACCGCCTCTCCTCCAGCCGCGCCTACCGACATATAGCAGACGGTCACGCCGTCCGCGTCGGTAATAGCGCACTTGCTTGCCCCGGTAGTTCCGGCCCATGAGAGCGCCCTGGGTAAGAACATCTTCGACGGCGAATCAGTCGTAAAGGTATCCGTCGAGACCATCCTGATATAGCCGTTCGTCGCGTTTTTCGCCGCCATAAAAGTCCTCCTCTACTTCCAGTATACAATACAGAAGTTCTTTACGTTAGTATCGAACTCAGACTTGCCCATGCGCTTCGAGAATCCGTCTCCACCGACCCTCGCAGGCCACGAATCGTGAAAGACAATCTCGTCCGTTACGAGGTCCTTCGCGACGACCGCAAGAAAGTGCCCCGGTTCTTTAAGGCATATCTGGACCGCGGATCCCAGCGCGAGCCACTGCTCGAGTTTGTTCCAGGTAAGGCTCTCGAAATATTCAGCCTTAACCCCGAAGACTTCCTTAGCCATTAACGGATAGTACTGCGGAATACGATTGCCTTGAATCGCGCTCGGATCAATGCCAGGCCGAAGTCGCCTTAGCTTCTCGTAATTGCGCGGATCGTTAAAGAAGTCTACCGCAACCTCATCCGCTTGCAGTACGAATCCACCAGGGCACTTGATCTCGACATCGAAACCAAGAGAAGCGATGCAATTCGCGGAAGACGATCCGCCGCAAGACTCGAGAAAGCCTTTGCCGTCTTCCTTCCGAAGCATCTCTTCGGTCGGATTGTTCGTCTGAACATAGTAGCGGCTTCTATCGTTCCAGTACTTTGCGCCGACTATCACGTCTTTCCTCCAGTGCTTACGCATTGCGCCTTTCAGGAAGTCGCTCGAGAACCTTCTTGAGATCGAGCCTGACCTCTTCCATGACCTTCTCGACGGTATTTACCTTGATCTCAAGCCCCTCAGCACAGCTCGTTGTTGCGTCGTACTTTTTGTGCTGATCGTCATTTTTGTCGCGATCCTCCTTCACTCTTGCCTCCAAGGACTCCAGCCTCGACACGATTTTCCCAAATACGAACACGGCGCCCAAGATCGAAAAGACCAGCGCGATGCACGCCGCAATAGCTGCAATTCCTTCCCAACCCATCGTAGCTCCTTTCGATGCAAAGTCTGAAGGTCATGTTCTTAGTCGCCCATGTAATAACCTAATGCTGTTACCCACACAAAACTACTTGCTACAGTGACGTTGTCTGGAGCCACCCAACGTATATAAAATTGCCCACTAGCATCAAGAGGAATATCTATCTCGTATGTTGATCCAGCATTGACGCCAGATTGTAGATATCCCTTTTCTGAGACCATGGGATGCGATGTTGCAATGCTAGGAACATTTGCATTATTATCGGAGAAGTACATGTAGAACGTGGTAGTTCCTGTCGAAGCCGGTGCTATTGATATGACTACTCTTACCTTGATTCCCTTAGCTCCATTTGGAATGCCTTTCAATCCAGCAGCGCTTATTGCGGATGTCCAAGCGCTCGTAGCGCTTGGATGCAAATCACACAGTTCTCTATCACTTGTATTGTCTAACGGCAGTCGATGCAACCTTCCAAGACAAAGATGACTTCCATCGGTATCGACCGCTTGATCCGGGCAAAAGTCGCCCGAGATCACCGCCCAGTAGCCCGAAGCAATCGCCATAAGCTCGACATGCCGGAACTTCTGTACATTGGCTCCGCCGTCAGAATTGTTCAAGAAAATACTCGTATTCGCCGCGAGTAAATCGATATGATCGTCAGTATGCGGCGTGATCGTTACGAGAGCATCGCCAGCGTAGCCTGCGAGAATCCTCACTCGATATCCAATACAGGTCGACGCTTCCGGCAACGTTACGACGCTTGCGCCGTTATACGCCAGGATAAGATTCGCGGTCTGCCAGGCATTAAGCCCTATCGCTCCGCCTGACGAGTCGATCACGAACTCCTGATTGAACTTCTTTATGTTCTTAGCAAGCTGCGCCATGCTGTGGTTTCGATCTTGTGGAGTCTCAGCGGTATCTACGATCCAGAACAACGCGCTTGAAGCAGGCGCCGCGAGATTAGGTCTTCCAGGTATTGTAGCCATATTCTACCCCTTAATGATCGGCGGTACGACCCGATCGTCGGTCCCAAGGCCCGAAGGCCGATATCCAGCTGCAGTCTCGCGCTTTATTATAGACGCAATGTCCTTGTAGTCATCGTTAGGAATGCAGTAATACTTTCCCCGAAACTCTCTCATTAGCCTCTCGGGAAAACTCTGATTGCAGACGCAGCAGATATAGCATCTTTCGCCGAGATTCGCCTCTCTTGAGTTGCCCTGATTCGCGCGCAAGATATAATTCGGAGCTATCGATATCGAAGCTCCAGCGCTCTCGGGAACGATCACACAATCCATCATTATCAACTTGTTTCTCGATACTTCCTTTATTACGCCTATTACATTATTTCGCTCAGACCCCGAAATGGCAACCTGCATTCCAGCGAGATAGCCCGACAGTATCGTCCCGGTACTTCGTATGCTGTTGTCGCTCGAGTCGAATCTGATATCTGACGCCGTAAGCGAAGGCACCCCGAATGTATACATTCCAGGCAATACCTGCTCGCGAGTGTAATACTGAATCTGTCCGTCAGTCGTTCGCGATATCGTCGTATCGATAATCGGCGGGTCAGGAGGAACATACGCGCTGCCTAACGGCCAGTAGTTCAGAGGCCAATAGACGCTCGGAGTTATTCCGTATCTCATGTTAGGTCCAGAGTGACCGCAGACCTATTTCCGTCTTCATCCACCGTGGCCGAAATGCGATCGGTAGTATCTCCAGTATCTCTAAACACAATCGGTCCCGTCGGAGCGCCCGAGACCTTTCCGACCAGCGCAGCCAACTGTAATCTCTGCGACTGCTGAAGCGTTATCGAGCCCTCGATGACCCCTGCTAAAACTGCACTGACAATATTGGAAGCGGAAATACCGTCTATGTCAAATGCACCTGCATCGCTTATCGGCAATCCACCAGCAGCATCGGCCGCAGCGTTCGGAAGCGCAGTCAGTCCAAGTCGCACACCGTCCTCAGGGTTGTAGTCGACAAGCGCTACATATACCGGCAACACGATCATGCCAGTGCAAGAGCCGCCGAATACGACTTCGGGAACGCCCGTTGCGAATGCCGCATCAGGCATGTCGACGCGGTAGAGCCCGTCGTCGATGTGAATGATGCCTCCGTCAGCATGTGCCGTCGTCAGCGCCGCAAGCTCTACCGGAGTGACGGCCTGGGCCGCGGCGCCTGGCCTTCGGTACCATAGCGCAAGTCCGCTCGTTGCGTATGTCACGCCCTGTTCGGGAGTGCCATCAGTAGCGTCGATTATGTATGCGTATATCGACCTATCCGTAGAGCCCTTCTTTACCGCTCCGTTTTGCATCATCGGCCTCCCATGTACGCAGAGATTATTTTCGCAACGGGCGAAGAGCCGCCGGGCTCTGCATAGACAGCGTAAAAAGCTGCTTCGCGGGGAGAGTAGGGCGTTGAGGATTCCCATTGCTCAGCGGTTGGCCAAGCTGGATACGCTTGCTCGCTCAGTCGCAAAAGCGACGATCCGGCAACAAAACGGCTAAGATAGAGCGTTCCACCTTGTTCTGTCGCAGCCAACCAATACACGGTCTCGCCAGAAAGTTCGATTGGAGTCTCATACGTCGCGTAGTAGATACCCGGAGTCGATGTAAAGACGACGACGCCTGTTTCGCTTCCAGAGACGAGAGCCTCTGGGCAATTATTCACTGCATCGTGAGTAAATAAAGCGAATCTGACATTTAATGTCGATTCGGCAGAATACCCGTAAATACCGATTTCACTAACAAGCACCGACTCCGCGGCTGGCGTAGTGGCTTTCCAGGAGCTTACGGTACCGTCGGTAGCGGAACCATACGAATCTCCGTATTGCGCGTCCGGCCTTACGGTAACAAAGCCATGAGTCGCAGCCATCTTAGAACTCTGTCACGCTCGAGAGGCTTGCCTGTGCGCTCTGCGCGGCAGTAAGAAGCGTTCCGTACTCAGCCGCATACGCCGCGAATCGGGCAATCTGAGCGCGCTCGAAGTCGTCCGCTCCGGCACCAAGATCACCAACAGCTGCTATTGCCTCGGAATATTTCGTCGGGATATTCGCAAGGTCAGAGACAATGTTCGAGATAAGCAACTTGCCGCGTCGACCGCCGGCGCGTAGCGCAGCGATCTCATCGCGGATGGCAACGAGGGCACGTTCAAGGTCGGTCGGGCTCATACCAGCTCCTTTTGAAAAAGGGCCGGAGTCTTACCCCGGCCCCGCATCCATATTTCCTAGATTTCTCATCTTCCAAAAGTACTTTACTTCACCCTAGTTCTTCGCACCCATCTTGTCCTGCTGGTCAAACAGGACGAAGAGGTAGGCCGCAGAGGCGTTCGCCGCCGTAATGCCCGAAAGCGTTACTTGGTTGTCCGCCGTGATTGCCGCCTTGTCGGTCACGTCGACGGGAGTCGCGGGCGTCGTGATCTTGACCAGGAACGCGCTCTTGATGATGTCCGTGTTCGGCAGCGCGGTTCCGTAGCTCGACCCGGTCGGCGGAGTTCCGCCCTTTGGCTGGATATCGCCGACCATCGTAAACGTGACGGACGCCGCGCCAGCCGCATTGTATCCGACAGCGAGCTTCGTCCCGGTCCCGCAGGCCTGGGGATTGCCGCTCGCGTCGGGCGGCCCGACGAAGCTCGTCAGGCCTGTCGATCTTGTCTTGCCGTATGCCATGCTCTTAACCCGCCGATCCGACCGCGCCGCGCCAGTGGAAGAAGGTCGCCAGCGCCCTGAAGTGCGCCTTCCACAGGACGTTGCCCGTGATGAAGTCGCCGCTCGGCTCGTATTTGACCTTGCGCCTCCAAATCCAGCGCAGATCGTGCATCTTCTGATCCAGAAGCGCCCAAGTCGTCGAGGTCGTCAGGAACGGCAGAAGCTTGTAGTTGAACTTGCCCTTGACGACGTTGATCGCGTTCGCGCTCGAGTCAGGGTCAAGCTCCGTACCGCCGAGGATTTCCGCCATCCACCGATTGTTCGGATGGATTATTAGCGTAAAGGGCGGCATGCAGTAGATCGGTATTCCGCGCTCGTTCTGAAGGTTCGCGAACTTGTCGATCGCGGCCATAAGATTGAGCTTCGAGAGACTTCCGGTTAAGAGGTTCGACTGCGTCGAACCGCCAGGGCCGTAGGCGACGTGGCTTGCGCTAAAGAGCGCAGCGCTATCGAGTCCGACCCGGCTTGTGGAGAAGCCAGAGTTAAAGAGGTCAGCACCCTGAAGCTCGATGGTATATTCGAGGGACTTCGCTTGCTCCCTCGCCACCTTCTTCATGATATCGCGCCGGTCGTCTTCCATCATGACTCGGGTAGCCTGAGCCGCGAAGCCGTACTCGTTGAAGTAGACGGTCTTCTCGGGGCCCTGGTACATCGCATCATACGGAAAGGCCTGGCCGTCGTAGACCTGCGGAGCCGCGCCGAACGAGGTCAGGAGCCCTTCCTTGATGTAGTGGTCCTTGTCGTTGGAGCTGGTATTGAGGATGTTCGTGATTATCGGAGGCCACCGATTGTACTCGTCGAAGAACTCATCCGAGAGGTCTTTTTCCCAGAGCTGCGAGAGTCTCGCAGCGGACATGACTGACATAGCCTATCTCCTTTCTGCGAGCTTACGCCGCACCGTAGAACGAGCCGCGAAGTACTGTTACGAGCACTTCCGCGTACGTTCCCCACGCCGATCCCGGCTTGAGCCCTAGAACCTGAAGCACGCCGCCGGTCGTATGTGACAGGTCGACTCCGGTGTAGCCCGAGGTCGTGCCTCCGATTCGATACTTGATCCCCTGGCGGCAATAGCCAAGCGTCGCGTTGGTCGTCCCGATACACTGCGCGACGAAGATCGACTGCGGCTCAGCGGGCAGGACATCCGGATAATGCAGCTCGGTCGCGGTCTCGCCATAGCCCGGCACGGGGCTATTGCAGATACCGAAGATCGCGTTCGTGCCCGTCGCCATGTAGAGGATGCCCAAGGACATCTTCAGCGGGTCTCCGACCTTCATCGTGGTTGCCGACTTTATGTACGGGCGCGTCGGCACCATTCCTTTCGCGCCGGTTCCGCCGGGCAATGTAGCCCAAAGGCGGAACCCATACGGCGCATTCGTGTTCGCCATTCCAGCAGCATCCTTTCAGAGGGCTTACGGTGCCTCTGTTACCAATTCTTAGCGCATGGACTCACGCGCCTAATCGCTCTTGACCTTTACAGTATGCTCCTCGGCTTTTACCTCGTCAAGGTCAGCAACCGTAATTCGCTCTTTCGACGAAAGCATGTCTCTACTTATATTATCGATACCCTCGACGAACTGCTGTTTATTCGTCGCATAGCGATTGTGCGAGACCATGCTCATAGCCGCGACATGATCCTTTTGTGCCCGCGCTCTAATATAGACCATGACGTTATAGATGTGCTCGCCCGACTCGCGATCGAGAGTTCCGTCGCGAACGGTCCACCTTTCGCCCGACCACTCGCGCGGATCGACATGGCTTTCTTCGGCCTTGTCTTTTGGCCTTCGCATGACCTTGAAACCCGATCTCAGAGCCGCCTCGAGATCGCCCTGACCGCCCTCTACGCGCCAAGTAATGTACCAGTCGCGGCCGATCTTTTCTTGCACGAACTCCTGATCTCGCACGAGCGGATTGCCCGAGCCCTTAGGCCCATCGAGGAGCTTCGAGAAAGGATCGACGACATTCGGGGTCTCAAAGAGCGCCTGATTCGCGAGCTTGCGCCTCGACTCGAAATCCGAGAACGCCATCCAGTACGCCTTCTGCCCTTGCGCCGGGAGCATCGCAACGAAGCTCTCGTCGAGAACCTTGAGATCGACGGCATTGAACCTAAGCTCGACTCCGGGCGCCGACGCATAGCGCATGATGTCCTCGTTGCTCGTATTCGAGCTGACCTCGAAGACCGACTTCAGAGCGCCCGAATCTACCGGCATGATCGCTTTCGGCTCGATGCTTTTCGGCGCTACTACCGGCGGCGCTTCGCCCGGCATATCGAGAACTTCGTCTTCGCCGACTTCGACCTCGCTCGACTTAGCCTTGACCTTCGTAGCAGTCTTCGCTTTTGCCATTTACCTAGCTCCTTTCTTCCGCATGTAGTCACTCAGAGAAAGCCCACGCTTCTCTGCTTCGCGTACCGCATGATCTCGGTCTTCTTCGGTCTTGAATCTGATGGTGCTCTTCGGAGCAGGCCCGGCGCCGACAGAACGAGAGTCAGAATTGATCCTTGCCGGAGGCCTCGCGCTGGCGCTATCGATACCGAGTTCCTTGAGCCTCGCGTTAAGCCTCTCCTCGACCTTGGCGTCTATCGACTTCGTTTCGATCTCGCCGCGATGCTTCTCTCTTATCGTAAGCCAGGCGCGTTCGTAGACATCCGGCATCGACTGCACATTCGCCGGTTGCTGCTTCACGAGCGCGTCGACCTCGCTCTCGTAGTCCTTGAAAAGAGGGTCGCTCAGCTTCAGGTTTTCCTTCGCCAGAGTTCCGATCTTCGCCGACATGCCCTGAATCATAGGTCCGAACTCGCGCTCCATGACCATCTTGTTGTACTGCGCGAGAACTTTCGCGCCTTTCTCTTTGTCGAACAGATCGTCGGAGTGCTCAGCGTAGAACTCTTCCGGAGTCTGCTGTGGAGTATTGACAGGAGCCTGTGCTTGTGGCATCTGCATCCTCGACGCGAGGCCCTCGATACCTTCCTTGACGGCTTTCGCGGTATCTGCCTGAGCCCTAAGCACCGCAAGCTCGTCCGGCTTCATCGTAACGATCTCGGGCTTGTCGTCGATCTCGTCCTCTCCGATCTTGATCTCGACCTCGTTATCGTCCTGGCTATCGTCGGCTTCTATCGCGTCCGCCAGCGGATCAATCTCAATAGCGTTTTCAGCCATTCTCTTCCTCCGTTTTTCCTAGTTCCAACAGAAAATTATTCAGCGACCTATACGCAGACGCCATTCCTTGACAGGCGCGTAGGCGCTCTTTGCTCGTCGAAAAGCTCTCGAGTTCCGCTTTCGCAGCCTCAAGTCCTCCGACGACAACGACTCGTATCAGCTCCCAATACTCAGAGGCTATTAAGCCCCTCGCCAGCTCCCGCAGGCGCTTGCGCTGCTCCTGCTCCTCCGGGTTCAAGTCCTCCGGATTCTGGCCCAAAAGCAGCCATTCCAGGCTCTGAAGCGGGCTGTCCAGCTCCCGTGTTCTGACCTCCATTCTGCATACCTCCTTGCTGGTTCGTAGCAGCATTCAGTGCCGCGATCTGCTGAGCATTCTGCATCTTCATAAGTTCAAGAAGCTTCTCATACTTGCTCACGTCCTGAAGATAATTTTCGGTATCGACGAAATCCGCGAACTGATAGACCTCTTTCAGAAGATTTACGCTTCCGACATAGACCTGTAAAAGCTGCGCCCAGGCTTCGGGCGCTTGCGCCTTGAGCTGCATTCCCTGCGGCCCGAAGACCGCATTCGCGAGCTGCACGAGCTGCGGCTGAGCCTGGTACGTCAGTTGCATTAGCTGCATAATCGTATCGCGCTTAGCCTCGTAGCTATGCTCAATATCAGTCGTGTAGATCGAGAACTTTAGCCTTCTCGGAACCTCGCTCATAGGAATCGAGAGTATCTTCTCAAGTCTATCGATCTCGTCATTCGAGAGACGTTTTAGCTGCCGCTCATTCCAGATTACCCGCTTCGAGTTCATTACGAGCTGAAAGAATACGAGCATTCCGACCTGGGACCACGACTCGTTCGCGGTCTCGATGATCGTCGACATTATGTTTTCGGATTGCGCTAATCTAAGCTGCTGGCCCTTGAAGGTATCGCGCGTCCCGAGCGTCGGGTCTGAGAAGCCGCGGTCGACACTCGACAATCCTACCGCCTGGCTCGTCATGGACCAGACCATGTTTTCGCTCGCGAGGCTCGAAGGTGGAACTTCGCCGAGCGCAATCGCCTGCATATCTTCGCGCGGGTTGTCAGTAATCCAGACCTTGCCTTGGTAGATTGTATTTTTGTTCTCGCGCAAGGTCGCGCGCCTAATCGCGAGCATCTTGATCGCGGAGAGCTTCATGCCATCATTACGAAGTCTATGAGTTCCGGAAACCTCGTCTTGAAGGCCTTCGCAAATCTGACCGACAGACCGAGATTCGAGCATAAAGCTTCGGGGAATAAATCCGAAAGAAACGAACTCCCTCGCGGCAACAGCGTTGTAGCGCATTCTAACGACGGTCTTCGACTTTACGTGAATGGTCCAGATTAAGTCTTCCCAAATGCCATCGCCATCGATATCCCAGTAGAAGTGAAACTCGACAAGATCGATGACTTCGGGACTCGACGAAGCATATCCCCGAAGCTTTTCGCTGGCTTCCTCACTTTTCGAGAAGCTCGACCGAAGCCATGACTTAGGATCGATCTCGAAGCCATCTGCGTCTACCGGCTCATCGTAGAAGCCAGACTTTATCTTATTCTCGAACTCATGCAGAGGATAATGGATTTCGTGCGCGGTCCATGGCATCCGCTGCAATTCGTCCCAATACGGCGGATAGTAGATATCTTCCTGAGGTATGGGAATTATGCTCGGGCCATCGTGAAAGATCATGCTCTTAGTCGACGGAGCTTCGGCGCCATCGTCGAACGACTTGAACTTCCACTCGAGCGTTTCCCAAGTTACCTTCACGACTAAAAGTCCTAGAAACGAGGCTTCGTCCGCGACGATGCGCTTTACTCTCGCGATGTTAAGATCATTAGGAGAGTTCGCAAGAATGCCGAAATACTTCGTCAAGAGCTTCGCATCGTCATGGTCCTGGGGCTCCGCGCCAGACGAGCTTACCTGCCAGAACTCCTTCTTCGCGGTATCCCAGTAGCCCTTGACCTTCGCATACGCCGTCTGAGCGTGAATCTGAGTAAGCGGAGGCTGAATACGAGAACCGGACTCGATCGCATGTTCGCCCGAGATTGGCTCTGGCATCGCCTCGCGCTGAGAGCGATACTTGATCCATTTCTTCTCGCGGCCTTCGCGGCTTATTGCGGCCTTCGAGAACTCGCTCGTAAGGTACTCGAGGATTTCCTTCTTGACCTCGGGATCGATCTCGATTCCGAGATCGCTTATCTCGGGCCGACCTTCGCCCTCGATATTCGCGTCTTCTCCGAACTCTATGTCGCTCATCTTTGACCTCCATTAGTAGCCAAAAGCGGAATCTATCTCGACCGTCTCCATAAGCCTTTCGTTCTCGGCCTCGTCGGCCATCGCGATCTCTTCAACGTTAGCAGGTCGTCTTAGATAAGACAATGCTTTTTCTGTCTCATCGAGAACGTCGACATGGCGCGAAGGGAAAGAATCCTTTTCCTGCGTGAACTCGATCGAAGCCTCCGGAACCGCATAGATCAAGCCTTGCGCGAAGAACCAGCCAACAACAGCGCGTATGCGCGCGAGCTTATCGCCTTTAGCAGTCGCCTCCTGCAGATTAAGATAGACCTTTCTGCGGTCTTGCTCTTTCTGCAAAAGCTGATAGAGCCCTTTCTGCATCGCATTAGTCTCGAATAAGGTCGCCTCCAAGAGCCCAGGGAAAGCGTTCCAGGCCTCGAAGATCGCATCGAATACTTGGTCCATAGAAAAGTAGCCGACCTTAGACCATACGCGAAAGTCTCTATTAAAGTCATCCATGAAATGCACCGCGACAGAAGTCCTCGAAGTCAAAGCGCTCACGCCCTTGTCGGTTGACGCAGCGTCAGTCGAGATGACTCCGACCATAGTCGCGGCATTTAGAGTCTTTACTTCATCAGTAAGCTCGTCGCGGAAAGATATAAGCGTCAGGTTCGTAGCGCTATCTCGGAATAGCCGACACGGCTTTACGGTATATTTTGCGAACTCATTGATGCCTGACTTATTCGGCTTATTCCAATATTGAAGCGCGGCGGTCCACGAGTCCATCTTCGCAAGCTGCTCGGCGTCGATGATGTCAGGCGCTATCATTTTGCCGTCTTCTTGGACAAGACGATAGTAAATGCTCCATGATCCGCCAGGAACCGGGACCATATCCTCATCTAAAGCCCCGATGACCTCTTTCGCGTCCTTCGTAAAAGGCGCGTAGCAATCGTCATTAGCATACCGAGTTCC